ATATAAGAATGAACCAGCAACTGGCTCACGGATTCCGTCGATGTCGACTGGAGGTGCTGCGATGAATGCTATGATAAAGCATGTAGTAGCAGCTAAAAGACATGGGATCATAAGAACACCAAACCAACCAACATAGATGCGGTTGTTTGTGCTTGTTACCCAGTCACAGAACTCGGACCATCCAGAAAGGAGTCCTTGTTCTCTTCTTTGAAGAGTTGTCATTAGTACAACGTAAGATAGTAGGGCTCAAAGGGTAGAGCGATACTAGTATTTCCACCAATCCCTTCACTGGTGGATATGAGAGATGTAACCCCCGTGATCTCGGTTAGAGGATATAAAAAATGAGCATATGCTCATCCAAGTTATTTATTATATACTTTTGTTAAGAACTTGTCAAGCTCTATAAATAGATTTTTAAAACTGTGAGGGAAGGAGTCGAACCTTCAAGTCCCGCCAGGAACAGTAGCTAAACAGGCTACCACGTTTACCAGTTTCGTCACCTCACAATGGGAGGCTCTATGAAAGAGCACTCATTAGGCGTTGCATACCAATGCCACCCCCACTTCTAGGGAAGAAGTCGAACTCAAGGAATTCATCAAGTTCCTTCTCTACTCTTTCCTTACCAAATAATTTGTAGAGTAGTTCAGCATATTGCCCATCAGATATAGTATGGAAGGTTTCTCTCATCTGATCCTTATCAGTACTCCTTTCAGCACTACCAATAGTCTCCATACCACCTAAGATAACATCTATCTTCTTACTGGTATCATCAGAGTTTCTTGCCATGTTCCAGAAGGGTGATGTTCTCTCTGGGAATTTAGTAATCATACCTTGTCCAATAGCAAGTTCATGTGCATGGTCAAGTTCATCTGTTCTAAATTCTTTTTCCCAATCAGCATAAGTTTTACAATTCAATTGTTCTAATGGTAAACCTATGTGCTCACACAATTCCTTTTCCAAATCCTCAAGTTCCTGCACTCCTCCTTTCATCTCAAACTCAAACATAGGGAAGATAGTTTCATGTCTACCCTCTACTGGGTTTGGTTCTGCTCTATAAGATGTAGAGACACAGAAGAACCCTGCAGCATCTGGATTAGATAGTAGTTCATACTCCAACCACATCTGCCCTGTCTGTGGCAATGGCCATACCTCACCATTATATTCATAGGTAGCTACTGTTTCTGGATCTTCACATGCAGCAAGTATACTCAACCTATTTTGTGTGTGGACTTCAAGAAAATTTTTAGACAAAAAAAATGACCTCAATAGGTCAACTGTCTCGCTATATTTTTTTGGATCAATCAGAGCAGTCATTATTTCTAGACAAAACTAATTTATTTATAAACTTACTTTCTTGACACTGCAGGAATATCACCATCATCGTCTTCATCTTCCCACGGATCCTCCAACTTATTCTGCAATTCAGTTATTCTCTGCTGCAATTCATTATAATCCTCTATGTCACAACTCCTTGGTTCAAAGGTAACACCCATCAACTCTTCACCAGGTTCTACACCTTCCATCTCTGGATGAACTCTCTTTGTTACTTGAGTTGTCCAAGTGCCAGCATTATAATCCCTGACAGGTTTAGACCACCCTCTTAATATAGAACGAGCAGCCCATACTAAAAGAAGTAACCATGTTACTGTAAATATTGCGTCTGTAAGTGGATTCATATACCTGGTAGTCTGTCTAACATGGGCATGATATCATTCTCAACTCTATCAACAATCTGATCAATGATATCTACATCCAAATCCATAAAGGGTGGAATGATACCAAGTATTCTAAGTAACCCATCAACAAATAAAGCAAGACAAGTGAATCCAAGAATCATACTAATGATAGTTGCTTCTCTATTATGCTTAGCCATTGAGGCTTCATCAATACGACGTGCTTCCTCTAAAGCTTCAGCAACCATAGCATCTACTTCTGCTTTAGTATAGAAATCACCTAAAATAGGTATATCGTGCTTGTCCATACTTTAATATATGCAAAACAAGTATAGCATATGTCCTATATTTATGCTAGTGACAAAGAATACAATGTTAAGAATGCTAAATAAAACACGGTTTGGTATCGCTAAATGAAAAGATTCTTACCTATCGCTATGTTATTGATGACAGGTGCGTTGGTAGCACCATCAGCTAAAGCTGATATGACATCCAGAATGACTTCTAGTGTTCAGCTAACAGTCAATGCTGCTGCAACACAAATGCAGAGGATTGGTTCTTCATTTAGTATCACTGGTAATAATGTCGATACAACTGATGGAACCACTGCTAATACAATTAGTGCTGGTACTATAACTTCAGGTGTATATGCTCCTGGTACTATTGCAGCAGTACAGGATGACCCAGGTGAATCATTCAGCTTCACTCAGGCATTCACTCAAGGGGATGCTATTGATACAACTGGACCTGACATAGGTGATGTGTCTGCATATGGCGATCAATTATCTACTGCAGCTGGATCTGCTGGATCATTAGCTGGTACTGTAACAAGTCAAGGTGCTTTGACAGTAACCGCTGGCGGAGCTGGAACTTCAGCTACTGGACAGTTTGTAACTGAGCTGACAATTAACTAGGAAACTAGGTTATGAAAAGGCTTATAACTATATTAGTGTTATTAGGTAGTGCGGGTGCTGCAAGAGCAGTCCCCGTGGTCCCAAATTTTCAACAGGGCTCTATGACGAGCCACACGGAGACTGAATCTACAGTCACCGAAACTATAAATTCAATTGATTATAGGACAGGATGGGAATACTCAGTGACTGGGGTGGGCGTCGACAACAACGGTGCAGCATTGAATCCAGCAACATCAACATCAACAGTGCAAGTAAGCTCAGGAGTAGGAGGAGAAGAAGGAGCCATAACAGGAACAGTAACTTCTTCCTTCGATGCCTTAGACATGTCAGCACAAAACAATTTTACAATCCACGAACCTGGAGGAGCCTTTCAATTTACCCAGACGTATTCTGGACCAGGAATGACAAATCAAACGACAATACAACGCGTAACACAAATAAAAAGCGTCACAGATACAACAAGTACATTTACTCAATAGCAACTTTAAGTAGTCTTTTAACACCTAATATAGCATTAGCGCAAGGAGTAGGTGGTGTTAGTGCTACTGCTAATCCGATAGCCAATAGTAGCGGCTCAGTAACGAACCAAGCTATACAAGTTTTACAAGGTCCATACATTACTAACACCTATGGTGGTGGAGTGCAGTGTCAAGGTGCTACATTTAACCTTACACCGTATGCACAATTTGCTGATAGTAGAAAGCATCCTTGGGAAGACTACTATGATGAACCACAATATAACATTACTGATGCAACAGGTAAGATGGTTCCAACATATGTTACTGTTAAGAACTATCCTTGGGAAGATTGGTATGATGATAGAACATATATCTCTGATGGAACTGATGGTAATACTGCAGGAGATACTATTAGATGGTTCCCTGATGGGTCAGACATCAGCATCATTCAAGATATAGACAGTGCTAATGGTGTTCCTGATGTAGTTGATAGTGGTGGTACTATGACACCCTCATGGTACAAACCTGTACGTACTGATATGAGAGCAAACCAATCATTTAACTTAGGTCTCTCGGGTACTCTTTCTATACCACTAAACAGAAAGCTAATGAGGCAATGCCATGAAGCTGCAGCAAATCAAAATGCCCTTGCTGCTCAAGCAGTTGCTAATAAAAGATTAGATTTCGAGATTGCTCGTCTCAAAAATTGTGGTGAACTTAAAAAGGCTGGTATAATGTTCCATCCTAAGTCACCATACTATAGTGTATGTGCTGATGTAGTTGTTACTGCACCTGGTGGTAAGATACTTCCACATGAACACCAGATACCACAACCAGAATGGACTAGTCCTACTTCTTCACAGCCTTCTTCAGAGTCTGTATCGCCTGGTTCCGATCCCTCTGAGCAGACTGACGTTCTCGAACAGACAACACAGGATCAGTCTTCCCAAGTATCGATTTTACCTTGGCTACGACCTTCTTTATCACTGGTTTCACCACCTTCAGAAGCAAATCCGCTAGGGGTTTTGCAAGTAGGGCACTCGACGTTGCAACCAGAGCAATAGTAGCAGTAGTAGATACAACAGGGACACTGGGTAGATATCTTTCAGCAAGACCAATTGCTTCCCATTGTGTCTCACATATCTTACCGTCTGGAGTTAATTTATATCCAACAACCTTCTCTGTACCTGCCTGATTCAAATCTCCTATTCTTCTTGCATTAGGTGGAGGACATTCTACATCTTCTGCGGTTTGTCCAGGTGTTTCAGGTGGTGATGGAGCATCTGGTATCTCAGGTGCAGGTGGTTCTCCAGTATCAACACCTTGAGGTGCTTCTTCTGAATCTTGATATACAGTCTGCCAACTTAGTCCTCTATAATCATACTCAGCTGGCTCATAGTATGGAGCACCAGCATCGCATAATACTGTATTTCCTTTAGGGTCGTCATCGACCAACATCTTATTTTTATTTTTTGGATTCTTTGCGTTCTCCTTATGTACCTTAACGCATCCAGGCATATTAACTATAGGAGTTCCTACTACTGTAGTAACAGGAACAGTTACAGGTAATGCTTGAGGAGGTTGAATAGTCCATACTCTAGCATCAGAAATATATCTGACACCAATATTGGATGGAGTAATAGTTTGTATTAATTTTACACCAGTACCGTTGACCTGTATGAAAGGTATATTGTCACTACCAACAACAGGAATATCAGGTATCATGCTCTATAAATTACTTGCTCTATACTAGAATCATCCCAATCATCATCTTCCATTTGGGTAATGATACCAACACCAGCAAAGAGTACAGCGATGACTGCACCAGCACCCCATACCTGCTTCTCTAAGCTACGTAGTCTAGTGGTAAGGTCTTCATGTTCCTTATCTTTATAACGTGCTACTTCATTACGTAAAAGTTCTACATCTTTCGTTAGAGCAGCAATCTGTTGACTCTGTTCTATGTCTGTTTCACTAGCCATACTTACCTCTGTAGTGTTGTTTCTCTATAATCTTGCTTAGGAACTGTAAGACCCTTCACAGGTCCAGAACTCTTAGGCCAGTTATTAACTAACTGTATATATATTTCTTCTCTTACTACCTGTCTTATCTGTTCTATCTGAGCATCCTGTCTCTTCTGTGGACCACCTTGCATCTTATCTATCTGATGATTGCCACCTACTACTGCACCAGTTCCTATAACTGCTACTGCTGTTCCTGTTGATGCTATCTTCTGTATGTCCATTAGATTAATTCCTCTAACATGAATAAACTGATGAGATTTAAATCTGCAGCATCCATAGCGTCATCTGCTTCAGTTCCCTCTTGACGATTTATAATAGCAACTACATTCTCAACCACATATCCAGCATCTCTTAATTTCTCTGCTGCTTTGATAGCAGAACCTCCTGTAGTAATTACATCTTCTAAGACAGTTACTTTAGAACCTGGTGCTAACTCTGGACCTTCTATCCATGCCTTTGTTCCATGCCCTTTAGGTTCCTTCCTGACTATCAGACCATCCATAGGTCTTTCTTCTATTGCTGCTACTATAGGGACACCTGCTACCAATGGGTCAGCACCTAGAGTAAGTCCTCCTACAGCATCACAGTCATCTTCAATACACTCAAACATGCACCAACTAATAAACATAAGGGCATCACCCTGTAAGGTTACTGGTTTACAGTTAACATAGTGCTCACTCTTTCTTCCAGATGATAATTTAAAATCACCTTTCTTATATGCTTCTTCTTTTAGAAGTGCAAGAAATTCATTTCTACTTTTGATCATATTCCTCAGTTGGTATAGGCCAGTCAGCATAGACACGTCTGCCTGTTTTACCATGCAGATCTATGTAGACTTGATCATTACTCTGCCAGTGTCCCAAACGTTCTCCTAATTTCACGTAACTCCTCAAAATTTTTCTGTTTAGTTCCGCCATCATATTCCCAAGCATAACCCTCTGTAATCATTTGTTCATTTAAGGAAACAGTATCTTCGCCAACATAGAGCCAACCAAGAAGCCTGCCATACTTCCCCATGCCACCCACAAGTTCAGTTCTAATAGTGAGTTCTTCATCTCCATTAATAGTATCCTCCAAGTGTTTCTTCATCCAATCAGTAGCATCAAGTCCCAATGCTTTCTCTTCTAAGTCTCTAGTCCTCTTCTCTGGGGTATCCACTCCCGCAATTCTTACCCGTTCTTTCTTGAATAAATCGAATCCAAGATCTATGGTGACATCTATCGTATCTCCGTCCAGTACTTTGTCTATTGATACTACTCGGAAGTTGTAACAGCTCTTCCTGCTCGGTGGAACCATCTTCCCCATCTTCATACTCCGTAAGTGTATTATTTAGCATCTCCTCAACAGGAGTTCTATTCTGCTCCGACTCCCAATCCCTCATCTCCTGTATCCAGTGGTTCGGACTGGGAGGAGTGGTCGCTATTAGTAATGGGGTTAGGATTCCAATCATCGTACTTAAAGACCCAATAGATTACATACCCTACTGCTATGAGTAGAATACCAATCATAATATTTATTGACCATACTACCTCGCTCATCCTAATAAATCTGGAGGATGACTATGCTTTTCAAGTTTACCTGACATAGTATATGCTTCCTTACTACCCCCATGTCCATGTGCTATACCTAACTCATGCATCTTTGCATGTTCATCAATAGGATCTCTTAACTCTTCATTACCAGATCCAAAGGTAAGATACAATCCATACCCTACTAAGAATGCAAGTAATATTAAAATAACCGCAACTAGTTGTCCTTCAGGAGGAAGTCCTCCATAAGTTCCATGAGGAATAGTAGTAAACATCATAACTTATATACTAAGAAAAATATTATAGCATACTATTTAACATGCACAACACCCTTCATACCAGCACCCTCATGTGGAGCACATTTAAAATTAAAATCTCCAACATCAGCAAAAGTTATTTCCTGTGTCTCACCAGGACTAAACATCAATGATTCTCTTGATAGATCTGCCCTACCATCTACAATAATATTATGAGGTGGCAATGCATTATTGACAAAGGTAATCGTATCACCAGCATTAACAGTAACTTCATTTGGTTCAAAGACTAAGTTACCTTCATAACCCATTTGTATCTCAGTAGCATATGCTTGCGCTGCTAATGAAAATGACAAGAATAATGTAGATAACATTATAGTAATTCTACTCATCCACCACATGATTTCATGTTTCATTTCAAACCTCCCTTAATGCATAATCGATAAAAGAAGGATGCTCCTTTAGTGCAGGAACATCCTCCTTGGAATTCTGTATTGCGTCATATGCACTCATTGCATACTCACAAATTTCATAGTGCTTTAATTCTACGTCGTGATATCCGACTGTGTAGTGTTGGGGCATGATTCTTCAATCCCATACTAACCATATTTATAGCACGGACTAGTAATTTTTGCCTAGTTTGGTGTGAGACCCAACACTCAGTTAGAGTATCAACGCACCAAGTATAAACCCCTTACCAAATGCTAAACAAAGCATCTGATAGTCTGTAAGATTAAACTTATCTTGAATCTTTTTTGCCCATGCCTTATCCCAATCTTTAACTTTAGTAAGGGCTTCTTTGATATTAAGATTCCACATCTTCATCCTCCTCTATCCTTAATTGTTTTCTTAAGAAAAGGATCTCTTTTTTTAATTCATCCTTTTCAATCTTCAGTTGTTCGATTTCTTGTTCGTAAACAATAATCATTTGCTCAAGTCGTACTACATCATTCTCAAGATCCCACCTTGGTTTGGGATATGGAGTGTTCATTTGAATAATTAGTTATTCATTTAAGGGTTTCTTTATCTTTACAATGTATACTTTTCTTCTGGCTTAGTATCAGTAGTAATCTTAAGAGGAGCCTGTTCAATCCTAATTGTTTGAGTAGGACCAGCCTTTGCTAAGATAGCTTCAATGTCTTTTGCTGTAGCAGGAGCAGGACCACCATTACCACCATTACCATTACCATTCATCTTCATAGTACCATCACCCTTCTTAGATGCTGTCTGAATTCCAAAGCTAGCTAAAACTCCTGTAAAAACCGAAGCAATAAATGTAGGATCGATTTTCTGTTGTGGTACACCTGGAATCGCCACATAATTAAGAGTCAATATTCCACCTGACCAGGCAAGAACCGTAATTCGCACCATTGTCGAGATGATTGCTGCCTGTTCATCAGCATCTGGTATGATAGCAGATTTTACTTTACCAAAGAGACCTTTCTTTTTCTCTTCAACTTCTTCTTTAATTTCTTTTACCTCTTCAGGCATAGCACTATAGCAACTACGCTATTTAGAAATTAGCAATTCCTAAACCACCACCAGGAACAGCAGGTGCTGCAGCTTGTGGTTGTGTAGTAGGTGAAGCAAGATCAGGAGCACCAATAGGTAGAGCACTACCACCCAGAGCACCAGCAGCACCAGCACCCATTCCACCTACAACAGATTCAATTGCTGCATCTTTAATGTCATCTATGATTGCATCCTTGTTTAGATACACATAAGATCCTACACCAATGATACCAGCTAATGATACTCCTGATGCAATACTAATTACATTAGCAATGCTGTTGAAGCTAACCTTTGGACACTTCATTATTCTTTCCTATTATGGTGTTGTATTTATATACTTACTATAGTATGCTTTAAAATAACTGACAAGCCCTGATGTGGTGGGTTGTCTCGCCGTCCACTCATCTGCACATTCATATATTCCTTTAGATGAAT